AAAAGGATTAAAAAAAATCAATCTAACGTATCGTACAAATCATCAAACAATTCTTTTTCTTACTTATATATTCCTTTTCTAAGTTCATCTAATTGTTCTCTGATATTTTCAGGGTATGGAAAATGATTAAGTAATTCCATAGCTATTTGAAAATTCTTAGATAGTTCAGGCATTATATAGTTACCTTATATTTTAATTTAGATTTTATTGCTAAATCCAATAATTCTTCTATTTCCTCTGCTAATTCTTTACTAAATTCTTCTACTGCTTTTTTATTAGTAGCATATGCAGTAAATAATTCTGCGAAATATTCTTTGTCATTTGTTTCAGCGTAAGCTGTGATTTTTTTTAATCCTTTTCTTCTAAGGTTTAAATTATTGTCTACTGCATAATAATGAACTTGATGTCCTAACTCATGTAATAATGTAGACATTCTTCCGTTTGAAGGATTATCTTTTAACATTTGTGAAAAACTCCAATCTAAATTATATTTATCTGTTCCTCTTTTTAATACATATTTACCAGAATTGTTTTTTGCATTGTTTAAAACATTAACAACATTCTGTTGCATTAATTTTGTATCAACTTTTTTAAAATTTATATTTTCTTTAGGATCAGCATATATAGCTAAAAAATTATCGTTTGGACTTGTAAACCCATTCATATTTTTTGGATTTTTGTAAAAATACGCTTCACGTAATTCTTTATTAGAATTAGCTTTATATGTGTTTTTCATTTTATTAAAATATTTTGCTCTAACTGCATCTCTGCCTATACTATGTGGTATAAACATAGTTGTTATATTTTTAGCTTTTACAAATTCAGTAATCTTTGATGTTACTTCTTGTTGTCCTTCTAATCTATTCATAGCATTATTAAAATCTTTAATGTTTATATTATTATCATAAGTAAATGTATTATTTTCATCAAGTATTATGTTCTCTTTTTGTTCTTTAATGTCATCAGTAGTAGGAAAATCATCATCTTCTTTACCCCATTCAGGATCAGTAGGTTGCCAATGATGTCTGCAATTATAACCGCCTCGTTTGATAAACGGATCGCCCTGTGCCTTACCTTGCCATGTTTGACTAGACCATATTTGTCTTATTTCTTCTTCATTATAAATTTTACCTACATGAGTTCTACAAAAATCCCTAGAATCTCTAACTGTTGTTCCTGAATAAACATAATGTGTTAATCCAAGTTCGTCTGCTCTGTATTTAGCAAACTGTCCGGCAAAACCCATAAGTGAATCTTGAACCATTTGTGTAGCATAACGTCTTAAATTATTACCTAATCTATCTCTGCCATAAATTGTATTTAATCTAGTAGCGGCTGTTTGTATTGCTTCTGGTTTATCAGGATTATCTCTAATAAAATCTACAAGTTCTTGTGCTTCTTGATTATCAGTAGATTGATATACACCATTAATCTTTCCTCTTAGATTGCTAATCATCTCATCAGTAGATGTACCAGTAAGTGTACTATTATAAACTTCTTGTGCTAACTCATTAGCAAACTCATTACCTAAATCTTCAAAAGGTAAATAAGCGGCACGTTTTAATTGTTGAATTGTTGTTAGATCAAGTTCTGTAATTTCTTTAAATTGTTCAGGTATTGGGTATTTCTTAAATGTTCCTACCAACCAACTAGCGGCTTTATCATACTCGTTAATATTAGATTGTATTGATGTTAAATAAGTATTCTCAATTATGTTTTTTAACTTTGGTCTAAGTTCCAATGCGGCTGTAGTTCTAAGTTTTAATGTTCCTCTTGCTGGATTTATTTTACTAGCTTCAGCAATAACTTGATTCTCTAATTCGTATAATGAATCTTGAAGTCTTTTGACATGGCTATCAGACAAGTCAGTAACTCTCTGTTGCCTATAATTAGCTAACTTTTCTATAATATCCATTCTACACCTCTGGAGTAGTTATAGGTGTCTGAGGGAACTCTCCAAGTCTAGTTGTTTGATTATCAATCTCATCATCAATTTTAGATAACTGCTCATCATCATCAATAACTGTTCTAGCTATTTGTTTATCTAACTCTTTAATGAAAGTATCTGATTTAATATTACTAGCTTTTGCTTGTTGTAATACTTCAAGATCAGTAGCCCAATCTCTAAGATCAAATGATTCAGGATAATAGATAGCACCATCAAATACTTTGTTCTGCCATCTTGCGAAGAATCTCCATATTTGTTCTTCTGCTAACTCCATAAGTTTAGCTTTCTCAGATAATCTAGCATTTAATAATTGGAACTCTGTTCTTAGTGCAACACCAGATACAGTTCTTTCGCTAGTTGATCTTACAGCCCCTACATGAGTTAGTCTGTTGATAGCATCAATCTTATTGGATATAGTTTTTAATACACTATCCAAATTCTGTCCTGAAGGCTGTAAAATATAAGGCTTCAATGCTGGATCAACATTATCAGGCAGTTCTATTATAGCACCAGCCCCAGCACTAGCATCAACATCTCTAGTCTTAACAAGTGAAGGGTGGTTAGATAATCTAATAAGCTGTTCTATTTCAGACAACTCATTGTAGATTGATCTTTGTAAATCAGCAACATCAGTTAAGTCAGATACACCAATTCCTCTATCGTATGATCTTTGGTTATATAAACAAACTGCTGGAATACTATTTAATGGATTAGGAACACTATCAACTAATCTAGGTTCTTTAGCACCCATTCTTTGTAACTCTACAGTATCAATTCTATCTAAGTGCCAGATTCTATAAACGTCTTTTTCTCTTGATCTAAACTCTCTGATCTTTAGATATTTTAAATAATACTTACCAGACTTTGCTCTATCCCACTCCCAATCTAAAACATTCTCAGGAGTATAGATATTCATGTATGGTCTAATCTCTTGTTGTAGTTCTTCTGCTCTTGTTCTTGCATTAGAATTAGGTTTATCAAGTAATAACCAACAATGACCATAGACACTTGCATAAGTTTGTACTTCTCTCATTAACGCATCAAATGATCTACCTTCTAAATCAGCGTCATCTAAAAATAATTGTGTAGCTGGATCGTCAGATAATGATTCTAGTTTTCTTGTAGGCATCACCCTGAATAAGAATGATGAATAGATATGTACTATGTTTCTACAATGGTTATCTAATGGAGTGAATTGTAATCTCTTTTCAAATTCATTCTCTAATTCTAAGTTATATTCTTGTAGGTATCTGCCACCTTTGTATTCTTCTCCACCTAAATATGATCTTATGTAGTATTCCCATCTTCCAGCGTAATTATCGTAAAGTTCGTGTCTTTCTAAAATCTCATCTCTTTTGTATGCCATTAGCTAAACCTCTTTGGTGTTGAAGGCGGTAAATTACTACTGATTGGGAATAGATACTCTATAGCATAACCTAGTGCGTCTGTCATATGATCGTAACCATTCTTTTCAGGTATATTAGTACCCTCTTTGTATAATTGTTTCATTAAACTATTGATAAGGTTTTTACAAGTAGGATCAATATAAATAAATCTTTTCCCTTCGTAATTACAAAGGCGACTATTCACAGAGTTAATCCTATCTCGGACTAGAGCATGAGTAGCTTTAGCTTTAACATTGAACCCAGCGTTTTGCAATAGCATTAAATCAGTTTTCCCACCAGCACTTGTTTTTCTTTGTCTTGATGCTGGATCAGGATAAACAATAACCTTTTTAGGATCATATTGTCTAGTTATCTCATCAATCATTTCTTGGGTATTACTTGAATAAATAACAATCTCTTTAAAGAAATAAGATACTCCTTGCTTAACATAGAACAAACAAGCTGACATTGGATCAATGTTGAAGTCCATTCCGATATGAATTACTGCGTTCTGGTCAAAAGGTACTGGCTTAACATTCTTGGCTCTATCAAAGTTATAATAAACAACACCAGCATACGTTTCAAAACTAGCTTCATATTCTTGTCTAAATGATCTAGCATCTAAGTCTTTCTTAGCTTGATCAATCTCATGGGGTTCTACTTGTCCGCCTTCTATTGTTGTATATTTCCAAGACTTCCATTCAGGATCACCAGCTTGTCCACGCTGAAACATATCATAAGACCAATTACCATAACCTTTAGGTGTACCTACAAATAATACTTTACCATTAACGTGCTTATCAGAAATAGTTGGTCTTAAAACTTCTGTCCATGCTTCTTCAGGTATATCTGCAAACTCATCAAGTACTAAAAAGTTTAATCCTACACCCCTTAGATTATCTGCTGATTTATCTGCACCTTTTAAACTAATCTGACAATTATTGACTAAGACTACTGTAAGTTCTGTTTCGTTAATGTATTTATCCCAACGCAGTTCTTTAACCATTTTCTTTAACTGCTTCCACATAATCTCCTTACTCATTCTGTAAGTTGGAGATACATAGAATATCTTTCCGTTATCACATAACCTAGCTTGTCTTAAAATCTCTACTAAACATAAATGAGTCTTTCCAAATCTACGCCCTGTGATTAATACTCTAAATCGTTTCTCAGATTTGATAACTTCCTTCTGCGGATTAGATAATGGCATTGAGTCTTTTTTGCTTTATCCAGTTCTCTACTATTTCTCTTTCTCTTGCCATGTTGTGGACTGGATACGCTGGTACACCAGAGTCTTGGTGAATTTCCATAGTCCAACGATTACGACTTTCAAAGAAGTCATAGCC